CCTCAGCATCATATTTCCCCTTAAGGGTACTGTACTTCTGCTCAAAGGCGTCCGTTACTTCTTCATGAGAATCGTCAGCCGGCGCTGCCTCCTCCAGTACAGGTTCATCTTCAGGTGGCTGTTCCTCTGGTACTTCAACTTCCGTATCCGCGACTACTTCTTCAGTTTTCTTTGCTTTCGTGGAAGTTTTCTTTTTCCTAACTTCCTTCTTTGGCTTTTCTACTGTTTCGCCTTGGGCTTTTAGTTGTTTCTCTATTTCTTCAGTTTCCTTAATCTGCGCCTGTACTTGTTTTGGCAATGCCATTTGTCTTTCTCCTTAAAGCACCAACTCTGTTTTGCAGCGCAATGTATGCTGCTCCCGTTATGGTGTGCTCAAAAACGCGTTAGACCTTTCTAACGCTCCCTTACTACTTTCTGCGATTCCTCAATCGCTTTTAGTAAATCTTCAAAAGCTTCTGCTCGTCCTTGCAAACGGTGAATAATGTCCATTTCGTTTGCGTATACCAGCTTCTGCTTAGTCTCATCAAGTTGGTCTTGAAGGACTTTTAATACTTGGTCAATCCCTGGTTCCCTTATCCTATTTAAGGCTGTTACCTCTGAAGAACTCAGGTTATTAACATTAATCATTTAGTCGCCCATATTTGTATAATACCTAATAATGCAGTGGAGTGGGGATAAATTTACCGTCCACCTGGTCTAGGACTAATATAATTGTCCTGACGTCCACCCATTTCAGTTCCATCTTCTTGCAACATTTTAGCTTCCTCAGCAGCCATTTGCTGCTGTTGCATTTGCTGCTGCATCATCATTTGCTGCTGTTGCTGCTGTTGCTGAATCTGCTGTTGTTTCTCAATATCCTCACGCGACGGTACAAGCCTATCAATATTGGAATTGAGATTTCCAGCCAAGTCACGCATAAGTTCAGCTGTTCCTGGTAGACCAACAATCTGCTGCGCTACAGGACTTTCTAGTACTAATCTTAGGAATTCAGTCTTACGAACAGACTCCGCCTCTTTAACAACCAGCGACATCGCGCCTTTTGCAATAATTTGTACATCACCTATTAAATCTGGATCATTACTATAACGCAAATTTCTCTGGTACTGGCGTTCAAGCATAGGAGTTAGCACATCATGGTCGATGTTAGCTATTACCTGCTTAATGCTTTTACCTGCATTAGAAATTAACATAGATAAACCTGACGACGTACGGCCTGCACCTGGCACATGCTGCCCCGTCATATATTTCGGAATACCTGTAATCTCATCTGCAATGTCCATAAAGCGATCGAACACAGCCATAAGAGCTCCTGCGTTTGAATCTGGTTGGAAAAAATTTATTGGCTGCGAAGCATCTCCATACTCGGACTGCTGAAACTGCCAAATTTTCCAAGGATACATCTGGGTAATATCTTCACCTGCAGGTAGTCGACTTACATTTACTCCTACTTGCGGGCCCGAACTAATACCCATATTATTAGATAGTGAACGAGCTGCTGCGTTACACATGCCTTGCGCGTCCATACATAAATCCGCTACACCGTTACCGTCGATTCTCCCTGGGACCTTTTCAAACGACGTGACGTAATAAGGTTTACGCCCCAACTGGTCATAATTTAACACCGCTTTAATAACTGTATTGTTTACCATCCATACTTCACACGGATAAGATTTCTGAGGGTCATCTATTTCTTTCTCCTTCAAACCCCACTCGATTAAAAGGTGCCCTGGAATTGAATCCCATAGTTGAATTGCAGCAACTAAATCTGAATGACCTTCATCAAAATCTTTACCTTCCAGATCTTCGAGTTCGTCATCATCACGTTCTAACCAGTCAAGACCTTGCTCCCCGAAATCCGATAACAACGATCGTACCGCGTCCTCGTCGTAGCCTTCGACGCCCATCATCGCTTCGACGTCTTCTCGAGTTAAGTGGTGAATCTCTATCACAGGCATATTCTGTATATCGTCTCCCCACGGAGCCCAATAAAATTTATAAGGATCAACTCGTTCCCACTCATCTCTAACAACTTCTGCAGGAACTAAACCTCCTTCTCCCCACGCTAATATTTTACGTTTGCGGGGAACTGGTCCTTTAAGGGCAGCAAATGGATAAGTTGCTATGTCGTTGGTAAATTCGAATAAAGCTTTAATGAATCCACCCTCTATGAGTTGGTCTTCCATTTTTGCCTCCATACGGTCAACACGCTTTTCAGCTTCGTATTTCATTTCACGCATAGCAGTATCTTTCATACCAGACGCAAGTTGTTTTAAATTTCCAGGATCGACTTGGTCTCCGCCTTGAGCATAAAACTGCATAAGATTTTGCTGCATTATCCCTTCTAGTCTAGAAAGAATATCGGGTGGTACATCTGGAATAGGAGTTGCTGAAATGGACCATGGTTTATCTGTGCCTGTGCCAAGCAGAGTATCTCTTAACCACGCAGTGGCTGTACGACATTTCGTACTGACAATACCCATAAATATTTCTGAACCACCTTGAGATTTAATCTCAGCCATTTTTGTGGGAGAATATTCCATATTACGAGCCCGAGCAGCTTTAGTCAGTCGCTCTTCGATATCGTCTTTTTTGTGGTCGCGCATAACTATCCACCGTTTACGAACGTGAGCCGATAGCCCTACTATAATAGGTCTTTGTTGCTTTTTTTCGTTTTTCTTAAGCGCCTGTTTTTCTAACGTTGATGCGCTTGCTACTGGAATGATTTGTAAAGCCATGAATTATCTCCTATGTCCAGCCATGAGCCGATACTTTTATAATTTCTCTACGATTGTTAGCAGTTGTCATACTTCCAAATACCTCTCCTCCGTCGGCATGTAGACACATATATTGAAACGCATCTGCAACATCAGACCATGGATGGGACTTCTCCGGTTTTTCATCTTTAATCCCTTTAGTGTTTATCTTGTACCTATATTTACCAGCAAGAGCTTTTACCAAGGGGCTTGCAGACGCAGGGTCTATCACAAGACCATATTTACCATCGACTATCCTAGTCAAAAATTTCTCTACAGCTGCTATTCTAGCAGCAATTGAGTTCGTTCTAGCAGGTTTTATTACAAAACCTTCATTTTTATAAATATCAGCTACTGTGCGCTCATCTGTTTGCACTCGCTGAAATGCAGCTGGGTCAATTATAACAAGCGATCTTCTTCCTGGGAACTTATTTGTCAATAAAGGCTTGAGTTTTTCTCTTACAAACCTCAGAGCCCCCATCCCATCAGATGTCACCGCATCATAAATTACCACTCTCCCGTCGTATGCCAGCTCACCTATAACTGCAGCTGGAGTAAGTCCAGCATCAATTCCTATCAGCAACGGGGCATCGCTGAACATAGGCCGTATCTCTTCCTTCGCAATATGGACAGACCTGTCGAACGCACGAAATACTGGCTGCCCGGACAATGACTTGCCGAATTGTGCATGTATATACACATCTTTCCAGTCCTCGGTTTTACCGTGGGCCAGATTATCGTAGTAGTCATCCGGCAGATACTGTGTCCAGTCCGCTTCCGGGGCTAGTCCCGACGGTTGTATAGTAACGTGGCAGTTCTCCGGCGGCTTCGTGAGGATGTCTTCCCAGAACGTGTCCTGGTCGGGCGGGTTAGTCATCCCCCACAGATGTGCATTTGAATCACCGTCATCCGTCTTACACCCTACGCCGTTCATCATTTTGTCGGGATACCGTCCTAAACGACCTTGGGCAGCGTTGAATATGTCGGGGTGAATTTCCCGAAACTCGTCGAATACGAAGAAGGATGCCTGAAGAGATAACAGACGACGGACGTCGTTTGCGTCATCAAGCCCCCTGAATAACACCTCGCAGTGAATATCACCAACTTCTATGAGAAATTTGTATTCCGTTTTCATGAATGAACCCATCACGTTATCAGGTATCCACTTCATGAAATCCGGGATGGATGTATCACGCAGCTGCTCCCGGGTGTTACGTACCCAGATAGCGCGCGACCTGCGAATGCCGTCCTTGCACGGCGCCATGACAGCAGCGTGATGCAAAATTTTCATGATGCCGGCTGTCGTCTTCGTCGATCCTACTGGACCAACCGCTAACGATATGAACTTGTTTGAATAGAAAAAATCATCCAGCGACTTAATCACCTCGAAATTAATCTCGTGGGCTTCCGTCATGCCTCTATTGCAGTGCTGGTGCCTTCGATAACTACTTCT